GTTTTTTTGGTTTGAATGGCGCTTTAGCGCCTTGCCGTGTGGAGCGCAAGCGGAACTCGGCTAATCCATTCATTGTAAGCGCTGTGCGCGTTTTCAACACTTTCAACACTTTCAACAGGTTTTCAACAAAATGTTGCACAATGATTTTAGTCATTTTGACGAACTTTCAACAATTCAACAAGTTTTCAACAAATCTTTCAACAGTGCTTTTTGCTTTTTATTTACGCTTTAGCGTTATATTTTAGTACTTTTCAACTTTTCCACTGTCTCTACTACTACTCCTACAACAAGTTAATATTTTACAACGCTTGTGAGCTTGCGAACAACAGCGTTGAAGAAGCGCGCGTGCGCGCGTGCGCGCTTCGCGCGCGTGCGCACGCGCGATAGAATATATCTACTTGATAGACTGAATAGGCTGATATATGGAGCCTTTAAATGACAATAGCCCAGTACCTTACTTGATAGGTACTGGGCTAGGTGACACCGTTAGAGTGTCCCCCTCTTCTTCATTTGCTTCTTTATCACCCTTTCTTTTGTCTCGCACTGTTCTGCAAAGTCTGTGTTTTCATACTTTAGCCGGTTTTCTGCAATTGCTGCTGCTTGTCTGTTCTGTTTAATTCTCCACAATCTTTGTGGGTTTTCAGCTTCCATCATTTTTTCATAATAACGCGGAATTTGTGCGCGTTTGCCGTTTGTGCATTGGATATACCCTTGCTTCCAGATTTCAGCTTTGTGTTCTTGATAGTAGTGGTCTCCTAAGCCCGGCTTGAGGCTCATACATGCAAAAGGTTTTTGTTGCCCTAGTTCATAGTACTTGTTTGCTTTTTGACCGTCTATCTCATACATTTTTTTCGTGACGTATCCTGCAACATATCTATACGTTTCTGGCACTGCTTGTGCTATCTGGATTTGACCCATGCCCCATAAGTCTACTAGCCATTTACTTGTGAAGTATCCGTTATGTTGTATCTTGTATAGGTGCTCTAGGTCTGTTGGTTGCCATCCGTATAGAATCATGTGATAGTGTGGTCTTGCTGTCTGTTCTCCGTACTCTCCCGCTACAAAATAGCGTAATTTGCCCCTATAAGCCTTTCTGAGACGTTTTAAGAATTTTTGAATGTCAGGATATAGCAACGTTTGGACGCTTTCTGGGCGCTTCTCTCCCGGCTTCCAGACGTACTGCACTTTTCGCATGATTTCACCTGTGTTTACTATCATGCCCGGTACGTGGTCATCGTCATAGGTTAATGTTATAAACCAAACTTCTTCTCTTGGATAATCTCGTGCTTCTAATTCTATTCGTGTTGTCCAGTCCTCGCGTTGTCGAATTCTACATCCGATGCATTGCCCACATGGTATTAACATGACATCTTTTCTATACATCAGGTCTTCATATTTTGGCTGTTTCCCGCTTATTTCAGAAAAGCGGGCAAGTGAATACACCCGCCCGCTTATGTCTTTATTTTCTGGGTTGTACAGCCTTATTAATGGCTTGTAGCAACTCATTTTAGATAATCGCCCGGCTTTCTCTTCTCTCCGTATGTTCCAGTTTTGTCTTGCGGCTTTATGCTCCTACTTTGTTCTGTGCTTTTTCCTTTTCCCATTTTATCCGTTGCCTTTGTGATGGCTTCTTTTGTGTTGTCTCCGACTTCCGTAAGTGCCTTTTGCAGTCCGTATGGTGTCATATGTGTTTCGCTTAGCATTTGTTGCCAGCTTTGTGCCGCGTTATACCAGTCACTTTGATTCCAACTTGAGCTTGAGTATGCATTTGGCACAAACCCTCCGCTTCGGCTTACTCCTAGTGCGCTGCTACTTGCCAGCCCCATACTTGCACCGCTGATTGTTCCTGCACTCCCGCCCGGTGTGCTTGCACCTCCGTTTGCAAAGGCTAAGATAGGGTTAAGCCCTGCTTTTTTCATGTCTTCTACGGCACGCTGGTATGCTGTGCTTGACATGTGTTCTTGCCATTCACGGTTTGCTAGTGCTTCTGCACTGTTGTAGTTCATTGCTACGCTGTTTTCAATGTGGTTATATACGCCTTGCATGATTGCTTGTAAGGTGTTGTAACCCATCTGTTTTAGCATGCTTTGACTGTTGTATTTACCTTGTATGGCAGCCTCTTGCCCTTGGTATGCATATGCCTGCTTTAACCAGTCATTTACCTGCTGAATGTTTGTTCCTGCTTGACTTCCGCTTTCGGAATGTCCACCGCCTTGGCTTACGCTCCCGCCTTGGCTTTGGCCGTTGCCTGTCTGACCCCATCCACCAAATGTTCCGGCGATTTGTTTTCCGGCGTTTGCAAATGTTCCAACTGTATTTGCAATGTTTCCGGCTACGTTGAGTGCTGTTAAGAATCCTGATAATGCGCTCATTTAAAAATAGCCCGGATTTCTCCGGGCTTCCTCCTTTCTTACAGTTTGTACAAGCCCGGTACGCTGTATAACGGCATCCGTCTCGTGGTTTTGTTTGCTACACGGATTGCTCCGAAAAATTGCGGTTCATTTTCTACGATGAGTGTGCGTGCAATTTCTGCTTTTCCTTCTGCCATCCATCCCTGTGATAGTGTCGGCACGGTTGAATATTTGTCAGCATAGTGCCAAAAATCCAGCGTTCCTGTTGCGTTGCTTCTCATTTTGCCGGATACTCTGTTTGGCTTCATTCTGTAGTCTGCCCATGCTTCTTGATATCCAAACGTCTCTTCGTCTTTTTCCGTGCCGGTGAGCATGATTTCTTTCTTTTTTACAGGTTGTTCACCTAAGTTTGCGAGCTGAGGTACATAATAGTCAAGTCTGTCGAGCCGGCTCCAGAAACGTTCCAGGCCTTGCTGATAGCTGTGATTGTGTCGTACACAACATACTCCGATTACAAAGCCGTGCTCCTCGAAAGATTTTGTAAAACTGTTTTCATTGATTGGTGTCACTGATACTGCACCGGTTTCACCAATAGGTGTGTTAGTGTTGTCCTGCTGTCCGCTTGTCTGCACAATCTGATTGATATTGACGTGATATCTGCCGCCGCCAAGGTATTCCGGGATTTGTACAGTTTTATCAGAGATTACCACATCCCATAGTGCCTGTACCTGTTCGCGGTAACGGCTGCCGCCTCTTGCCAGTGCCTCGTAGTATTGCTGTACTGCCACGGCTTTTCGCAATTCGTTAATTGTCGTTGCGGTTACTCTGCTAAGGTCTGCACCTAAGAAGGCCGTATCGTTTACTTGACTTGTCGAATCTGAACTGCCTGTTACTAGCGCATATCCTTTGTGGTCTGCGTTTCGACTGTTGCCGATATTTGGCGCAAGTGCGTTTCCGCTTAGCGTCTGGTTCAAGTAGATTTCCATGTGTCCACCTACCGTTCCAAACTCTGTTAGCTGTGTGTTTTTATACATTCCAACCGGTGCGTTACCATCTAACGGCAATGTAACTTCCGGCCCGCGCTGAGGGTACGGCAGACAGCTTGAGAAGTAGTCATGGAACTTGTTTACCGGTAAGCATCTGCCACCGTTTATTGCTTTCATTAAGATTTTGTCTGTTTCGATTTCGCCTTCGCCGCCGTCTTGATAAACTACGTTTGCATCATCGGTTTTGATGGTTGCTGCATTATCTACATTTTCATCTCTGAAAAATTCATTCCAGATTTTTACATATGCTCGGATTGGCAGTGCGTTTGCTTTAAAAACGTTTTCAATTTTCGTTGGGATTCCCATGTAATCCAGTATTGATCCTTCATACGGCTGCGGATTATCTTTTTTGCCGTTAATGACGATGTTGGGCACTTTATATTCTTTTTTCGGCATCCATGGCGTTGCCTCTACTTCTCCCATAAACTGCCTGAAATTATCCCATATGATTCGATTTGGACAATAGAAGTAATAGAAGTCAATGAATGCATCATCCATCACCGGATACTTCGGCGTGGTCATTCTGATGATTGCTGACGTGTTCACGTTAAACGTGTCGCCCGGCAATACTTCGTCCACGTAAAATGGAATCAGTTTGCCGGAATCAAACGTTGTTAGAATAGTCTGGTCGCGGTTGAATCGTGTTCGACTTGCTTTCATTTCTGGAATTTGGTTGAAGTGCCGTTCGTTGTTTCGGCTCATTTTTCTTCCTCCTCTGCTTTAGGTTCTGCTTCAAGTTCTGCTGTTGCCATTTTTTGCAGTTTTTCAAGCTTCATTGCATTTGCCTGTGCGGTTGCGATCATGCTATGATACTCGTGAATGTTTTGCGGCCATTCTGTAATATCCGTGTATGTATCGTTTAGTGCTCCTTCCGACAGGCTTTTCAGAAACTGCGGGTCAAAACTTGCTTTTCGGACAATGTTTTTTATATCGCACTCGTCTGCATAGCTTTCAATTTCCTGCTGGATGTCGATTGGTGCTGTTTCCTGTAGCTCTTCCTGCCCTTTTTCGTTCTTTGTCCAGACGTACTGCTTCCGAAATTTTTCACCCGATTCAGAAAAGAAGGGCTTTCGCCCTTCTTCGTATCGTTTATTCATTAGGCTTGCCCTCCCATGCTTTTTCTTTGTCGTTGGTGAAGACACCGGTCTCGTCGTTGAACTTTGCCAGTTTGTAGCCGATGTAGTCCCCCGGCGCCTGTCCAATAAAGGTCTTTTCATCTTTTGCCATTACGTTGCACATACGTGCAAAGGTTGCGTTGTTCTTACTTTCGCCCACCCATGCATAGCACTTTGCTACGTTGTCCCAAATTCCATAATACAGATGTTCCATTGTCTTTTCCTTTCTTTTACAGTCGGATACCGCCGCGCATGGGTTTCTGGCTAAGGTTGATCGTTTTCGTCTTTCTTGCGGTTACGTTGAACATGCGGCGATCTTTTGCGCCGTTCATTGTCTTACGATGTCGTGCCATTGTTGTACTCCCTTCTGGTTAGTTCCATTTCGATAGCATTTGTAAAGCTTTTCATTTGCCAAATTTCTTCTACTAGCCTTTTGGCATCTTCGATGTTTGATACTTTTCTAAGCATTTTGTAATTGCCGTCAATTTCTTTGTATTTTCGCTCAAGTAGAATTTCTAGTGCTTCTTTGGTCTGGTCTCTTACGTTCCATGCTTTGTGCATTATGGCTTTACTCCTTTTCGTTTTCGTTGATGCTATCATGCAGTGCGTGATAGATTTCGTCAAGCTTTTCAAGAATCTGCATCATAATGCGGATTGCCTGTTTGACGTCTTTAATGGAAATCAGTGCCATTTTATACCCCCTTTCTGTATTTTTGGGTGCGTGTGTCGATGTGTACCCATGTGTTATATACGATTATGCCGCATTCATACGGAATTATTTTATTCAGTTTGTCGGCAATTTCTTTTGCGGTCATGCCATTGATCCGTATGTCTGCCGCCATTCCTCGCATGTGGTATGAGTATTTAGCACCGCCCACTTCTTTATTCCTTGTCGGTGTCCGGTATCCACTGTTGATGATTACAGGCTTTCCGACCTGGTTTCTGAGGATGTCTAGGATTGACACTAAGTAACTGTCTATAAAAACCACCTGTGACCCATCTTTGCAAGCAAATTCTTTTACTTTGAAGTGTTGCCCTACTTTTTCGTTTGCGTCTGTGTCCATGATATAGCTTTTTATCATCTTGCCCCCTCGCTTTCTATTGTCGATTGTACCATATATTTTACCGCATGTCAACTGTTTTTTTGGTTTGAATGGCGCTTTAGCGCCTTGCCGTGTGGAGCGCAAGCGGAACTCGGCTAATCCATTCATTGTAAGCGCTGTGCGCGTTTTCAA